GAAATATTTTAGCATTCCTGCCAATCAATCATTGAAAATAAATGTCAGGGCTGCTCTGTTTCCTGCGCTCACCGCGCCTGTCTTAATTCGTCGCCCGACAAGAAACGGGTTCGCCATTTCACGGCCAGCGTGAATCCAATCTGGTGATCGGTATCCAGTCCGATCCCGGTAAACCATTGCCATTGGGAAAAAACCGGCCTTGATGGCTTGGTCTACCCTGCGCTCCGCGGCTGGTATGGTATCGCCCTTGTACCCCATCAAAACATAACAGCGTAGGGCGTGAGAGGCGGTGGTAAACCCGGCATCTACCAGCATCCGCCCGGCCTGAATCAATGGCTCCAAGTCATCGGGGGTATCGTAGGCGAAAAACATTCGTTTTGTCCTGATTTTTTTAAGTTGCGCGCAGTGCCACGGCTTCAATATGGCAGCCTCTAGCCCGCCGGTGAACTCCGCCCGTTGCGGCTGCCGTTGCAGCATGGCAAACACGGCCCTAACGTGATCATCACTACAGGCCAGCAGATTCGAGTCGAGGACGTTGTACCCGTCTTTTATTTCAAGCTCCCTGATATCACCCTCACGCTTCCACACGTCACAAAACCAACAACGATTAGGGCAGCCGCGAGAGGTGATCGTGTACCCCGGCTTCAGGTATCGGCCAGGGACAAATTCTCCGCCAGGATCGTTGCAAGCCGGGCCGCTCATGAGGACTTTCACGCCGTGATTAGACCATGCCATGAAAATTCGTTCGGCCATTGGTAGGTCATACGTCCACGTCACGGAAATATGTACCTCGTCAATGTCGTCAAGCATCCCGATTAATGGCCCGATGTTATTTTCACCGACAATGGCTAGTGGATCATCAGGTGTGGCCCTCGTTCGCCGCGGGAAAATTCTTAAAATGTTCATTTCAAAACAGCCTCCCCTGCCCCTGCTTGTCCAGGGCAAATTGTTTTCGTGTGAATTTATTTTTGTGCATAAATCCACCAATGATATAATTCATCACCCGACGTGACCTTGTATCTCTCCGGCGCAGAATTATAAAGCATGTTGCATATTTTTTTAAATTTTAGAGCATGTGCTGGATATAATCTCTCATCACGAATCATGCCTTTTTTGCCGGATATGGGGCACATGATGCAACCGGTTCTTGACTGAGTTTTATAAATTTTTGGATAGGGCAAATTGTTTTCTGCAATGTATCGCCAAACATCTGATGCAGTCCAATCTACAATCGGGCTGATGAATATTGCCCGCGCTTTTTTGTGATGAAAGCCCACAAAGTCTAAATTTCTGCGTTTTACGGATTCTTCCCGTTTGACTCCTGTAATTATTCCACCATCTCCGTGAATTTCCTTCAACGCCTCACAGCAAAAACGCATGATCCTAGTTGGCATGATGTGTTTTTTTAGGCACATTTCTTGATACGTCATATCCGGCTTCAAAAAAGTAATTTCTGGATAATTATGTTTTGTAAATTTTATCAACTCCGGGATTTCCAAACCTGTCAAATAAAAATATGCTTTGAATCTCACACCTGAGCGGACTGCTAAATCATGAATTACGATAGAATCCTTACCACCTGAGAATGCCAAATGATAACCATCCGGCCAAGCCCATGCAGGCGGCTCCATGAATTTTAGAATGTTTATGGCAAATTGAATCTTGTCATAAAATGTAAATGACTGGCTATAATTTCCAGGACTTGCTTTAAATTTACTCAAACAGCCTCCCCTGCCCCTGCTTGTCCAGGACAAATTGTTTTCTGGTAAGCCCGGCGTCCCAGGCCGCGAGCCTTCGGTTTGAGATTGCGATGCTGGCCGGGTTTAATTCGATTCCGATGTAATGGCGACCTTCTTCTTTAGCAACCAGGGCGGTCGTTGAAATTCCTGAGAACGGGTCAAGGACAATGGCCGGTGTGGTTTCCTCAATGCCGCACTTGCAGGTGGGCCGCCAGCCGTGCGATACGCGCTTGCTTCCCAAAGCATCCCTAAAAATGTCAGTTAATGGTCTATGGTTTGAAATTCCCTTGCCGCCGCGACCTTCATTATTTTTACATTTTGCACTTGGATTATATGTATCGGGCCTGATAGTCTCCATAATATTTATCCACGGCTTCCCGCACTTGGGGCAGCATCCCTTTGCGCTGGTCCCCGCCCTTATCATGGGCCGTATCAGTTCCGGCGGATATGAAGCATAATGCTCCTCGCCCGCGGGTTCGGATACGACGCGCCAGACCGACCGCTTCGCACGGCCAAGAGGGTTAGGTAATGGGGATTCACGACTAATATTTTTGATTCCCCCATGCAACGCATGTTTACCGCTGCTTAAATTTCCGCCATTAGTTTCATCCCAAAGCCTTGTATGAGGCTCCCTCACGGCGTCCTGGTCGAAATAATATTTGCCCTGCTTTACAAACATGAAAACCGGCTCCCAATCCACGACAAAGCGGTCGCCCGCGCTCTGCGGCATACAGGCTGGTTTCCACCAGACCAACTCATTCCGGCATATCCAAGAGCGTTCCACCATGCCTATCGCAAACCGCTGCGGGATGAGGCAAAGGGATTTCGTAGGGTATTGCATCCGGGCCGCCTTGACCTTCGGCTGCCCCTCGCGGATCCCGCCCTCGGCATAATACCCGCCCGCGCCGCCGGAGCCTGAAAAAGTGTCCCCTAAATTTACGAAACAGCAGCCGGTCGGTTTCAGCACCCGCCGCACCTCGTCGAATATGGCCCACAACTTATCGAGGTACAGGTGGAAGTCAGGCTCTAATCCAAGCTGGCCTTCCACCAAATAGTCACGTTGCGCCCAGTAGGGAGGACTCGTCACCACGCAGTCCACCAGCGCATTCGGCAGGGTGCGGAGAACCGCTAAAGAATCCCCTTGGATTATTGTATCAAGCTTCATCAAACAGTTCCCCCTGCAATAGTTCTAAAATAAATTCCTGCTCCTTTTTAGGCACTGTTGAATTTGTCCAGTCCCGGTCAATCCATTCCTGAATTGTTTTATATTTACAACCAATTTGAGCTATCTCTCCATTTATAATGACGTCGTACTTAAAACCATTGATTCTTAATAATCTTTTAGAAGAGTGTACTCCCTGTAGGTCAGCTTCCTGTAGGTCAGCTCCCTGTAGGTTAGCTCCTGCTTTCCAAGCGGTCCAGATAAGTAAACCACGAATATTCATTTTTTCCTCTCATCTCCTATTAATTTCTCTTGTAACGGCCTTATATCAACAACTGCCCCATATTCAATGAACACATCGCGGAATGTATCAATGTTTTTATTCCAATAGATCATGGCGCATGACATCGGTGCGCCCTTACCTTTATCCTTACCCTCAACGAGAAAACGCAGTCTCGTATCGTACAGAAAGCAGATGGCGGTTGCACGTCCCCAAACATATTCTTTCCAATGACCGGTGTTGGTTGCGACAGGCACTAATGCAAGAACTTCTGACCCATAATTCTTGTGGGCATGGGCGCACTTATAGAGCCAATGTTTTATTGTAGTTCTATTCTCTTTATTAGAGCCGTAAGGTGGATTTACATAAATTCTAGGATAATTCCATGATTCCTTGAGTCCATCTTTTTCCGGCAGGCGGTATTCTGTTTCAGCATGAACGATAGACCATTCATTCGAGCACGGGTCTAGAAATATCTTACCATTAAAAACTTTTCTGACTGCATCAACGTATTTTGGAGGGGTACACCAGTTGACGTTCTGCGAATTGACTGTTCTTCCAGCCGTCATGAGTGCATCTCCTGCCAGTTCTTTGTTTTCAAAGTTTCAAGTTCATCCTTAAGAACAGCAAAACGATCCCTAGATACAGAGTGTTCTATGCACTTGCGGCATGGTAAAATTTTTATCCATAAAACCCCGTCAGCTACGTCAATCTCCGCCGTCAACTGCTCATGACAATTTCTGCATATAAATTCAGCTTTCACAACAACACGCCCCCTTCATTATTCACCTACCTTTTTCCCGGCATCAGCAATATGGGCCGGGCAGTCGGGGCCGGGCTTGCATTCTCCGCTGTCCTGGATTCCAAGACCTGCTCCGCAACGATACGAATAGCTCGGCCCTAAATAATGGCCCTTCAATAACGGGCAGTCGAGATCGCAGCCGCCTATAGCATTCATTACCGGCATGACCTCGATGGTCTTTCGTTCGTTCCGCACCTTTTTTTCAAGAAGATTTAGCTGGTCCTCATGCTTCATCTTTCACCCCCACTGCGGCCTGGCACGCCGCCTTGATCCTGTCCAGGTCTCTCTGCTCGGTCATGATGCAAACAAACCCGACCCCGTTGATTTTCATTTTGCAATAAACGGATTCCTTGCCAAACACCCGGATGAGATACTCTCCGTTCGGGCCGACCCCGGTGATGTCGCTGTCCCGCCGGATCATGGCCCCACCTTGGCGTTCAGTCCCCGCTCGACCATAATAACATCTTGCATAATTTCCTCCCTTCTTTCAGACGCGTCTTATAACTGGTCACGTGCCCAGCCCGATATCGCTAGGAGACTTTGGTCAGCGGCGGGCAAAATTGAACCTGTTGAAATCCTTTTCTCGCCCGCCACTGGCTACCAAACATCGTCAAATAACCACTATAGGCAAATTCTCCTCTCTTAAACTCCCGGCCCTGTTTCATCCGGGTTATTATTTCATTCCATCCGTATGAATATGCCCATCAAATTCACAGAATTGTGCATTAATTTCATGACAAGGAGAACATATTCTATTTCCTCTACTCATAAATGGTTTGTCACATCGTAAGCATATTCTTTTCTTAGGTTTTTCATAAGAAATACCTTGATTTTTATACTTAATTTTATTAACTTTTCCTTCTTTTCGTAATTTTGAAAAGTATAGAACTAAATCTTTTCTAACTCCATAATACATCACTTTATGAGTTGATTTTTCTAATTTTTCTGTTTTAATAGGGCCTTTGGGGTCTATTTTTGCTCGGTAACGTACTGTACTTGTTGTAACGCCACAAACTTTTGCTATTGCTTTAGTCCCCTTTATAACTGGTGGGTTCATGTATTTAATTCCATGTGTGCATTGGCATTTGTGATATTTGCTTTTTAATTGATTCTTTTTTAGTAAGTTTCACAAGTGCGGAAGCACAATCTGGACAAATTGGTAAAAAAATATCGAGTTCTATAGATTCCATATTCATTTTGTCCTTTTCTATATATGTTTTTTTACAAATTACACAATTTATTTTCATTTGTTCCATTTTTGTCCCCCCTTTATCTAAATAATACCACACCCACCCAAAATTTACAATAAAAAAATAAATTAAATTTCTGTATTGATTTGGTATATACCAAAATAAAAATTATTTTTACTTGACATTCCGCAAAAATATGTATAACCTTACAATTATGGACCCGAATGAACTTGGAAAAATGAGACGTGGAGTACCTTCCCCATCGAATGAAGAAGTTTTGGATTTGATTGCCCACAATTTTAAGAATGGTGTTCCACCGAAATTTGACCCTACTTGGATGTTGGACGTTATTATAATTGAAATGTCCGATGGAGCTAGTGAAACTGAAGTTGCGCTAAGGTTGGGAATTGGAGAAACTGTTTTTGCAAAATGGATTAGAGAAATTCCTATATTTAGAGATGTTGTTTCATTGGGTCGTACATTAAGTAAAGCATGGTGGCTTAGAATAGGCCGACAGAATCTTACCAATAACAAATTCAACACACAATTATGGGCTAAACTTTTAGCAGTTCATCATGGAATTTCTGCAAACATTATGGAATTGCATGTTAGCGGTGAATTTGCTGCATCCCCAGCATCTCAAACTGACTTTTCTCAGTTAGAAGATGACGAGTTGCAAACCATACTTGATTTAATAGCTAAAACAAAAGTATTAAGAGAGGAACGTAGTTGGGACAACAGATTGTTACCAGCAGACCGGAACCAAGCCAATTAGAGAATGACTATCTTATGCTAGTTGCTCCTCATGAGGTGCAATTACGCGCGGAGATGGCTCGTAGAAATCTATTTTGTTTTGTCAAAGAGTTTTGGCCCACCATAGTTTCCGATCCATTCCTTGATAATTGGCATATAAAATATATTTGTGATGAATTGCAAATTGTCTTGGAACGGGTGATTAAAAGACAACCTAAAGAATATGACCTTATAATTAATGTTCCACCTGGAACATCTAAATCTACTATTTTTACTAAAATGGCTCCGGTCTGGTTATGGACACGTGACCCGACTGCTTCTACTATTACTGGATCATACGCTCTTGACCTATCTTTGGAACTCGCAGATAAATCCAGGGACATTATTATGTCTCAAAAATTCCACTCTTACTATCCTTGGCTTAAAATCAGAGAAAAACATGATAATAAGTCTGAATATCAAATTGCTTTCCAAGAAATAGGTAAGCGCAGTGTTGGTAAAAGATATGAAAATGGTGGGACGCGATACACTACATCAGTTGGTGGAACTATTACTGGGCAGCATGGACATGCTATTTTTATTGATGATCCTATCAATCCAAAACAAGCTGAGGCAACTTCTGATATTAACCGGGATGCTGCAAACAGTTGGATGGATAGAACAGTATCCACCAGAACAAAAGATAAGGAAGTAACCCCGACTTGTATTATTATGCAAAGACTTCATCAGGATGACCCTACAGCACATAGATTAAATTTGCATGGTATTAAAACTAAACATATCTCACTCCCTGGGGAAATTGTAGGTGAAATAAATGAGGTTACCCCACCTGAACTGGCTTCTAATTATGTAGATGGCCTGCTTGACCCTGTTAGATTGAGTCGTAGAGTTTTAGACGACTTGAAGGTTCTTTTGGGGCCATACGGGTATGCAGGACAGGTATTGCAACGGCCCGTTCCCCCTGGTGGTGGTATGTTCAAGATTGCTAAGTTTATCATACTTGCGTCGCAGCCCCCTCAAGAAAAAGAGATACAGGATTTATGGTATTGGGACAAAGCCGGAACACAAGATGGTGGGGATTATACCGTTGGTGTTTTAATGGCTCAAATGAGAAAAACATATCCTGGGCCGAAATACATTATTAAAAAGGTTGTTCGGGGACAATGGGGACCCGCTCCACGTGAAAATATAATTAAACGTGAGGCACAAGTAACGGGTTTCAGAACATATATATATGTTGAACAAGAACCTGGATCGGCTGGTAAAGACTCCGTGGCGGCTACAGTTAAGAACTTGGCGGGTTATCGAGTCAAAGCCGATCCACCTACTGGTAAAAAAGAAATTAGAGCGGAACCGTTATGCGCCCAAGTTGAAATGGATAATGTTGGAATAGTCAACGGGCCTTGGGTAGAACCTTTTCTAAAAGAAGCTGAGTTTTTTCCATTCGGTGGAAAATATGACGACCAAATTGATGCCGCTTCCGGTGCTTTTAATGCTTTGGCAAGGGTAAAGAGAGTAGGTACATGGTAAATAACATAAAAGATGAAGTAATTCAAACTTTGAATAGGATTCAGAAGTTATCTTCTCTTGTTAGAACTGCTCAGGGTATGGGTTATTCTTATGATGGAAACCGTGATCTTTACACAGCCCTTGGTTATTCTCTCACCCCCACGTATGATGAATATAATGGATTGTATCGGCGTGAAGGTATTCCTAAACGGGTGAATGATGCTCCTTGTAATGCTGTTTGGAGAACACCACCTCGAATCTATGATATTGGTGATACCACACTAAGTCCTTTTGAAAAAGCATGGAATGATTTAGTAGACAAACTTCAGATATGGAGTAAAATCAACCGTGCTGATAAATTGCTTGGTCTTGGTGATTACTCTGTTCTTCTTTTGGGTTTTGATGATGTTACTTCAGAAATGGATATGAAACAACCTGTTTCTGATTCAGCTAAATTAGTTTACTTACAATGTTATAGTGCTGCTTTTGCTATAATTGAAACAAGTGTAATTAATCCACAAGAACCCAGGTATGGATTACCAGAAACATATAAGGTTAAAATCAGTGAGAGTAAATCAGTATCTGCTTTGACTGTACCGACTCCGTCAATATCCGAAATTAGTGTGCATTGGACTCGGATTATCCATTTAGTGGAAAACAATCTTGTTAATGAGGTTTCAGGTGATCCCCGACTGATGAATCCATTTAATCGGCTTATGGACATTCAGAAACTTATTGGTGGTGATGCTGAGATGTTCTGGAGAGGGGCAAGACCTGGTTATGCCGCTGTGATGGACCCTGAATTTCGTTTGGACAAGGACGATCCTGAATTGATAGATATGAAAACTCAAATGCAGGAATATGAAAACAATCTTCGCCGTGTCCTTTACTTGCAAGGTGTTGATATTAAATCTTTGGAAACTCAGGTCGTTGATCCTACAAACCATTTGGATATGCAACTTCAAGACATTGCGGCTGGTACTGGCATTCCTAAAAGGATGTTGACCGGCTCGGAACGTGGTGATTTGGCAAGTTCACAGGATAGAGAGAATTGGATTGCCGTTGTAGAGGACAGACGTACTTGGTTTGCCACACCTATCATAATCAAACCATTACTTGATCGTCTTATTCTTTTTAATGCTCTACCAGAACCGCAAGAAGGTGGGTATGTTGTGGAATGGCCCGATTTACGGGCTAAGAGTGATAAAGAGAAAGCTGATATTGGTTTGGTACGTTCGACTGCTATCAAAAATTATCTTGCATCCTCGGAAGCTCCTAAACTTGTTCCACCCGAAGTGTTCATTCGCATTTGCTTAGGATTGACCGAGGAACAAATAAAAGAGGTTCAGGCATGGCTTGATGAGTTGAAAGCGGCTGGTATTGAAATTGTAATAAAGACTCCGACCACTCCAAATCCCGCTGAACCAGACCCAATGCAAGGAGGAGTTCAATAATGGCATCCCCTGTAGTTCTTAATGGAACTATCAAAGTTTATAAGACGGCAATTACAGACAAAAATCCGGTGGAGTTCTTTCCATTTGAGAATTTGTCTATAGTTGGTGATATGTACTCTCTTGTTCATATTATTATTCCTGCATCTGACGGAGTAACAGTTGATTTAACAGATGTTTGTTTGGGTGAAAATCATCAATTTTATGGTGTTGTTTTTGCCATGAAAAGCACAACAAAAGTAAGTATTGCTGGAATGGGACACAGTGATACTCAATTTAGGGAATTATTTATTCAATCCAGTTTTACAGATGATGGAATTGGTGCTTATGATTTTTCACTGGCTATTACAAATATGAATTCAGTCAATGAAGCTGTTGTTGATATATTGATTGTATCAAAGGAAAATGTATAATGTCTCTTACAGTGTCAAGCGGCGTAATAGAAATTTTCCGTGGGGATGTTTCAGCATCGAAAGAGTATTTTGATTTTCTATTTTCTTTTAATGCTTACAATTACTTAATTGCTCACGTGCAAATTCCACCTAATTCCGCACCGCAAGAAGTGGATTTGTCATATATGACTAATAATGGTGAAGTCCCCGCATTAGTAGCAATTAAAAGTAATGTGGAACTAACTGTTCAGGTGTTTGATCTCTCAGTGGAGGAGTTAATTATAAAAGACTTGCTTTGTATAGCTAATTCAGATGGAATGGACCCAGTAACGCCAATGAGGTTTTACTTCACGAATGACCAGTCTGTAATAGCCATTGTGGACATTCTTATCGCTGTTTTGGCCCCGGCAAGTTCAGCAAGTCCGGGTTTTTATTCATAAGAGGTGAATGATGCAAGAATATCAACAAATATTGAATCGAGTGAGTGGGTATACAGTCCATAAAAAGAAAATGGGCGGACGGGAGCAAATAGTTGTTCCCGTTACGATGCTTGTCGAGGGTGTGCATTGTGGCAGTGGTGGTTGTTTGTATTATAGCAAAGAATTGCTGAAGCAAACTGCATTACAATGGAATGACATTCCTGTAACAATAACTCACCCGGATGAACCGTGTAACAGTCCTAAAATAGTTGATGAGTATGTTGTGGGTCGTGTCTACAATGCTAATGTTAAAGGGGACAAACTCAAAGCTGAAATCTATTTTGATATGCAGCTTCTACTAGAGAAAGACCCACTCTTGTTTGAGCGTGTGAAAGCATCAGACAATATCGAAGTTTCTACTGGATTGCACCCTTTAGAAACAGTTGAGGGTGGTATTTGGAAAAATGAGCAGTATGATGCAGCTATTTTGGATATGCGTCCCGATCATTTAGCTATTTTACCCAATGAGTGTGGAGCTTGCTCCATTCAAGACGGTTGTGGAATTAGGAATAAGGAGGGTATTATATTGAATGACAATAAAAAAATCATTCCTCTCTCTTTTGCGGATGATTCTTTGCTGAATAAAAAGAAGAAGAGTCTATCCGATACTTGTGATAAGGTGCAAAAGAAAATCTGGACAATGGACAACGAAATGTCTTGGCATAATGTGGTAGATATTTACCCTAATTATGTCGTGTTTGAGAGACGGCCCGCACCGCAGGCCATTGGTGGGACTTCCCATCTGTTTAAGGCGGATTATACAATAGATGATTCAGGTACAGTACTTCTGTCAGAACCGATGGAAGTAAAACAAGAGGTGAAATACACACCTCTAAAAAACGAAAAGGAAGGAGAAGTCATCGTGATTGAAGAGATTAAAAACGATTGTGGTTGTAAGAAAACACCGGAAGTAGTTGATACAAAACCGGCTGAAGTTACACCACCGCAGGCTCCTCCGGTTGAAAATAAATCGGAACCTGTGACTATGGATTCCTTCTTGAAGAATGCCCCCCTGGAAATCAGGAATGTTCTTCAGGATGGAGTGAGAATGTATGAGGGTAAAAAGACAACCCTTATCAAAAACATCTTGTCGGCTGACGGCAATCAATTTACTGAGGTTGATCTTAGTGGTGCTGACCTTAGCACTCTGGAAAAAATCAATGGTTTGATTCCGAAGCCTCAAGCAAACTTTATCGGCAATGCCGGTGTGGTAGACAATACTGTAAGTGCCGAGCCGCCTCTGGCCATTCCGTCTATGGCTGATATGTTTCCGAGAAAGGGGGCCAACTAATGGTAACACCGAAAGCAAACTTTGATCCGAACAAACTGAAGTCTATCATCGTGAAGGACTTTACAAATATCCAGGAAGAGGCAATCGCCAATGCTGAAATTGCCCCTGGTATGCTTGTGGAATTGATGTCCACCAACAAATTGCGGAAACATGCTACTGCGGCTGGAAATGCTGCTGCTATGTTTGCCATTGAGAATGAGCTTGAAGGTCAGGGTGTTGACACCGTTTATGCGGCTGCTGACATCGTACAGTACCGTATTTTCCGTCCTGGTGATATGGTAAATGCCATTCTTGCCAATGAAGAGAACGTGGCTATTGGTGACTTTTTGGAGTCCAATGGCTATGGTTTCTTGCGTAAATATGTAGCGGCTAAAACATCGTTCGATGTTGACCAGACCGCCGTTGAAATTGATGCTGACAAACCGAAAAGCATTATTGCTATCGCTATGGAAGCATTGGATTTGTCCGGTTCGAGTGCTGAAGAGTCTTTTATTATTGACGGCACTTTGATTTCCGGCCTTAACAGACGCATTACAGTGCGGATAGTCTAAGGAAGGGGAACTATTATGGAACAACACATGGATGCAATCGTTAATGGCGTTCCCCAAGGACAGGTAGGCTCTTTTCTAATGAATAGAGGTACGACACCTGACGGGAACTTTGATGTGGGCCTGCTTCGCCCATATATCACAAAAAATAAACAGGGACAGTGGATTTATGCCGTCAACTCCGGTGGACAGGAAAGAATTGTCAACAGTGCCGTTCTTCGTAAAGAAGAGTGGGTTGAATATGATAAAGCCCTGCTCTTTGCGGCTCGCCAGCGTTTGATTGGTGTGGCAGATTTGATGTCCCGTGGTTTGACGTACACTATGGCCGGTGGATGGGGTAAAACCGTACTTGAATATGAAGAGATGAGTGGAATGAACGCTGCTGAAATCAATATGGACGGTGTGACTCGTGGTAGGAATGATCGTGTGACTTTCAACATCAAATACTTGCCCCTGCCTATCGTTCATAAGGCATTTCAGATCAACGCCCGCGTTCTTGCGGCTTCCCGCAATGGCTCTAGTGCTTTGGATACTACTCAGGTTACTGAGAGTGCTTACAAGGTTGCGGAATACCTTGAGGCTATGTTGTTCACCGGCGTTTCGTCCTATGCGTTTGGTGGTGGAACAATTTATGGCTATCTCGATTACCCGCAGCGCATTACCGGCTCTTTGGGTGTTCACTGGAATGACTTGACTGATGAATCCACTGTTTCTGCCGGTCAGCACATCATTGCTAAGATTCTGGACATGAAACAGAAGAGTATTGATGCGAACCATTACGGCCCGTGGGTGCTTTACATCCCGGCGGCTTATGAACATGTTTTGGAAACAGATTATCTGCCAAATTATCCGGGGACTATCCGTGAGCGGATTCTCAAAATCTCTGGTATTCAGGATGTCAAAGTGCCTGACAAATTGACAGCGGACAATGTTCTGCTTGTCCAGATGACTCCTGACGTTGTTCAGTGGGTTACTGGTATGCCGTTGTCTAACGTGGAATGGTCTACTGAGGGAACTATGGTACATAATTTCAAGGTTATGACTATACAAGTGCCTCGCATTCGCAGTGACGCTGATGGCAATACTGGAGTAGTTCACTACTCTTAATCAACTTGGATAGGGGCAGGTGGGTTTTCCATCTGCCCCGACTCCTAAATCAAGGGGGTAAAGGTAAAAATGGATATTGATGAAAAAGAGCCGGTGGTGCTTAAAAAGATTGGACGGCCCAAATTGGAGCCTGTTGAAAAAAAGCCAGCGGTTAATAAAGGTGGACGGCCTAAAATGGTAAGGGAAGTCTCTGTAATTTCTCAGGATGACTTGAAGGAAATTGAGGCTATTGACACGGAGATAGAAATTCCAAAAGTGGAACATAAAGTGAATGAAATTCCTGTTGAAATTAAATCTGCGGCCCCACCTGTAGTTGTGGAAAAGCCCAAGGTTGTAATTAAAGAGGAACCCAAGGTCATTGACAAGCCTGTGGAAAAGCCCAAGGTGTTTATTGATAAGCGTCCTAAATGGCGTAAAATTCCGAATACGGGAATACACTATATGCCGGATGGAACTAAAGTTGAATCGGGACAAGTAATTAAAGCATGGCCCGATGAAATCACAGCACCGGATAAATTTATTGCATTGGACTCTGTAAGGAATTTCAAACCCAATCCAGCTACGGCATTTACAGTCGTTCCAATGGATGACGGGTTTAATGTAAAAGATGGGCAGGGCAGGTTTGTTTCAGATCGTCCACTAACTGAAAAGGAAGCGCAGTCGTTTTTAGATGACACCGGAAGCCAAGAAGAGGTTGATTGAATTGGAATGGAAAGTTCCCCAGGTATGGCCTAAATCCAATATTATAATTATTGGTGGTGGCCCTTCATTTAAACAGGTTGACCAGTCCATCCTGCGGGAACTTTCCATTTCCAATAAAATCAAAGTCATTGGTGTAAATAAGGCTTATACTGAAATTCCTGATTCCAATGAATGGATGCACGTTCTTTGGTTTGGGGATGATAAGTTCTACAAGTCGTATGCTCGACTTCCTGAGAAAAATCTCTACACCTTTCCAGGACTCAAACTGTGTTGCTGCCCGTCTGCATCGCGGGATAAGTATATGAAATACTTGGAGCGGGATCGTAGAAAAGGGCCTGGTATCAGTACAAATCCAAAAGCAATTTGTTGGAATAAAAACAGTGGCGGTTCAGCTATCAACCTTGCTTATCATTTAGGTGGCTCTGAATCAACTGTGTACCTGTTTGGGTTTGATATGTCTAAGGGGCCTAACGGTGAGGGGAATTGGCATAAGGGGTATGCTGAATTATGGAATGGTAAAACAGTGGCTATGATTGCCCCGTTCAAGCGGTGGTTAGCTACTTTTGCCTTGATTGCCAGGGATGCTAAGAAACTTGGCTTGAACATTGTTAATGTGAACCTGGATAGTAAAATAGAAGAATTTCCTAAAATTTCTTTTGAGGAGTTTGTCAGTCGAGTCAATCCTCCCTTGATGAATGCTGCTGCCCCTGTTGTGATAAACTCCTCACATGAGATTTTAATGAAAGAGGGGGAATGATGGAAAAGACCTTTTATGATGCGGATAAGGGGGACAGGTTTCATCTTTACAATAAAGATGGTGAAATTATTCGTGGGGTTTGTTCTGTTGATCTTACTACGGGCATATATGTTCAATATTATATAAATAATCCTTGCTTTTTAAGTAAAAAGAAGGTTAAGATATTTCCAAAATTAAAGCAAGAGAATGGTTTAAAAATTGTTACTGATGTACGAGAGCATAGAGTTCAATTTTTAAGAGGTTTAATTGATAAGTACGGATGGAAACATGGTGCTGAGATAGGTGTATCCGCTGGGAGAACAACTAGACACTTATTAAATCATTGTCCCAATTTAAATATGATTGCTGTAGATTTTTGGCCGTCTGTTAATGAAGATGGTTTTAGTGGGTTTGATAAAAAAAGAGTTGAGTTCTTCAGAAATTTACGACCCTATTTAGGAAATAGATTACGGATGATTGAAAAACCATCTGTGGAAGCTGTTAAATTAGTAGAAGATGATAGTCTTGACTTTGTTTTTATTGACGCATCCCATGATGAGAAAAATTGCACTGCTGATATTCAGGCATGGAGTCCAAAAGTTAAATCAGATGGAATGTTATTAGGGCATGATTTTAATTGGGATACAGTCAAATTAGCAGTTGAAAAAACAATAAATAAATATGATGTTTGGTGGCCGGACAATGTTTGGTGGGCTTGGAAAAAGGATGTGATATGAAGATTCTTGTAGTAGCTCATCCTGATGATGAAATTCTATTTTTCAATCCAATGGAATTTGATAGAATTATTATTGTATTTTTACATCGGCCTTTTAATGATATTGGTAATAAACGTGAAAAAGCAATGCAAGAACATCCTTTGAAAGACAAAATTACTTGTTTGGGAATTGTAGAAAGTGGGTATCGTCAAGATAAAGACCGTAAAATGATTTATAAGAAAACATGCAAAAATGTAATTGAAAAACTCAAACTCATAAAAGCAGATGGAGTGACAACACATAATGCACAAGGTGAGTATGGACATCAGGATCATAAATTGATTTTTGAGGCATGTATGCAATCTTTTGATTGCTTGGTAAATGGAATGTCTCCTAATGTATATAGACAAATTCAGAAAGTCTACAAAGATAATGAGTGCTGGACGTGGGATTTATGAAAACAATATGGGATGCAAATAAGGGTGACAGGTTTTGTGTTTACACAAAAGACGGTGAACTTTTACGTGGTGTCCAAACCGTCAATTTGGAAACGGGTGTTTATGAACAATACTACATCTATCCTACCAGTATGGAATCCTCTCAAAAAAAGAATGTGGAAACGGCTCGAAGGACTTGTATTGCTCAGGGACTTAAAGTTATTCCATTGGACTTTCCGAATCGTGGTGCTTTTATTGCACACTTGATTCAAAAATACAACTGGACAAGTGGTGCAGAGATAGGTGTTGCTCAAGGAATTACTACTTTTCATTTACTTAAATCCTGTCCAAAATTAAATATGATTGCCGTGGATTATTGGCCCACACCTTATACCAATCGTGGTACTCTTTTTCGTAGAAGAATGGTTGCATTTAAAGAAAGAATCCGACTGATTCAGGCAAATTCAATCGAGGGCGCAAAGCAAGTAAAAGATGAAAGTCGGGACTTTGTTTTTACGGATTCATCTTTTACAGAGGAATCCAGCAGAGAAGATATTCAAGCATGGCTCCCCAAATTGAAACCTGACGGGATGTTAATTGGGCATGAATTTGATTACACTGGTGTAAGAATAGCAGTTCTCAGTGAATTAAAGAATGTAGAAGTGTGGCCTGTTGATAATGTCTGGTTTACTTGGAAAAAAGATAATGTCTAAGAAACTTACAGTTGCTTGTGTTCTTTGGTCTCCTCTTTATTGGAAACCCCAATTTTTTTGTGAAAAAAGGATAATTAATTATTATTATAGTCTGTTTAAAAAAAGACAGTTTTCTCCATATTGGGTTGCTAAACTGAAAGACATGGTTTCTAAAAATACAACTCATGATTTTGATTTTGTATGTTTGTCTAATTTTCCAAAAAGTAAATTTAGAGATGATATTATTGTTAATCCATTAAAACAGAACTGGCCAGGATGGTGGTCTAAAGTTGAATTGTTTAATAAAAAACTTCCATTCAATGAAAGGATTCTCTATTTAGATTTGGACCATATTATCATAGACAATATTGATCCAATAATTGAATTTCCTGCTGATATTGCTCTCTTTAATTATAATGAAGCTTTTAAAATGCCTATAAAAATAGGAATTAAAAAGGAACAATCCCCAGCGGAATTACGAATATTACATTGCCCCCCAAATGGCATAAATGGTATGAAACCTGAAATAAAAGCTTATTTCACACAAAAAAAGGCGACACATATAAAACAATGTATCAGTGTTCCTGGATATAATTCGACTTGTATCATAATGAATAAAAACAGTCATCCAGAAATTTATGATACATTTGACCCAACTAAAGATATAAATATTTATTGTGGGGATCAAGATTGGATTACCAAATGTCTTGGGAATAATATGCCTACATTTCCTAAAGAGTGGGGTAGGTGTTTGTGTAACAATGATAAAACAGGGGAACTTAGTTCTGAGCAGAAAGAAGCAAAATTAATATGGTGTTTCCCCATTAAAAATCATTTATTGGCTCAAAGGGGATATCAATGGGCTTTTGATGTTTGGAATGGTAAATCAATTCCTCATGTAACTAAAATAAATACATACCCCGATCCAACGGGGGTACCGTATGTCTGATTTTACTTTGGTATGCCTTTGCTGGTTATGTGATTGGGAAAGTCCATCGGATGTTCCTTACCATCTTGACTCAAAAGTTTATAGTTTTTATAAAAGAATAAGTAATTTCACAGGAAAAAATGGTAAGGAATCTAGTCGGCACTATGATCCATCTTGGGTAGTTAAATTGGTAGATATGGTTAGGAAGAACACCACACTTTCTTTTGATACTGTTTGCATAACGAATCAGCCACAAAGTGCATTTCCAGATCATATTACAGCATACCATCCTAAAGTAATGTACCCTGCTTGGTGGATGCTTATTGATGCTTTCAAAAAGGATTTTCCAAGTCAAGAAAGAATGCTTTACTTAGATTTGGATTGTGTCATTTGTAACAGTCTTGATCCAATAATTGAATTTCCGACGGACTTTGCAATTCTTAGACGCTGGCCTAAAAAGAGTCAAAGGGAAATACAATCCATTCAAAATAAATTGATGAAAAGAATTGGACTCCACATTTTTACAGGTGATAATTATAATACATCCGTCATGGTAATGAATCGGGATTGTCGTCCTCAAGTATACGACAAATTTGATCCAAAGACAATAAATTATTATCATGGGGAACAAGATTGGATTAGTGAATGTCTACCAGGTGAAAAGGTATTCCCCTCAACATGGTTTCGGAAAATAACAATCACAGATGGCATACATGGCCTTAAAATTGCTGATCCTGTCAAGGTATTATGGAGCCACCCTGTTAAAAATCAAGACTTTGAAAAAGAAGGGTATGTTTGGGCTGATAAGGTTTGGAAGGGATTAGATGTCTGAAATAATAAACATAATCTGTGTTCTTTGGAAGGGTGATTTCCTAAAGAGAACATATACAATAGATGATGTAATTCGTCTACATCAGATGGTTCAAAAACATTTAACTTACAGACCAATTAAATTTTATTGTTTGACCAATGTACCATTATCAGAATTTAACAATTATACTGAAATAATTCCAATAGCATTAAAGTACAATTTATCAGGGTGGTGGTCTAAACTTGAACTGTTTAGATTGGATTTACCATTTGAAGGAAAATGTATTTATTTTGATTTGGATACAATCATAACTGGAAGTATTGATGATTTTGTTAATTACTCAAACAATATTTCATTTTGTACTGTTCTTCCATTAAAAGGAAAAATGAAAATATATGATGACATACAGATTCCAGGGGAAACTCATATAATATTAGATGATGGGCTAATGAATGTTATTCGTTTCAGAAGTGCGGTAATATCTTGGATTGCTGGAACGTACATTTTAGACATTCCAGATTTAATTAAAAAGGACATAACAAAAATATATCGTGGGGATCAAGACTTTTTTGCAGATGATTGTACTCTCCCAGTTGATATTTTTCCGAAGGAATGGTTTATTAAAATACGGGATTGTTACTTAAATGGGCCAGAACCTGAGATAAAAATAGTATGGGGGAATCCTAAAAAAATGTATAGAGAAGCATTGAGAAGAAATTTTCCTTGGGTGAGGAAAGCATTAGGTAATGTCTAATTTAAACATAATCTGTGTTCTATGGCAGGGTAAGTTCCGTGGACGGGATTACACTGTTCAGGACGTATCCCGGCTTTATCGAATGGCTTGTAAATGGACAAAACAACCTTTTGATTTTACTTGTCTCACCAATGTCTCATATCTTGAATTTGAGCCATTGATGGAGAGTGCAAGGCAAGTAGAGAAACCAGCGGATCATATCATTTTATCAAAATTGAATTTTAACCTGCCCGGATGGTGGTCTAAACTTGAACTGTTCAGAAAGAATCTGTTAAATGGTAGGTCACTTTACTTAGACTTGGATTCAATCGTTTGTGGTAATTTAGATGAGGTTTTTGACTATCCAGGTTCTTTAGTTTTTGCATCACCTATTCCATTGAATGGCAATAAAGGGAGTTTATCAATCCATACAGGAAATTCACAACATCTTACCAGAGACGGTTTAGTAGTTACCCGTTTTCAGAGTTCAATCATCGTGTGGGATGCAAATTCCTTCATTTTAGACTATGATACTATTGAGAACGGAATCAAACCATATCGAGGCGATCAGGACTTTTTAGGTGAGTATGTAAAAGATGCAGAAATATTGCCCCAATTATGGATGGATAAATTGAAACACTGTATGAAAACAGGGCCAGGGCCTGAGACAAAAGTAATTCTAGGCCACCCCAAAGACTTGTATCGAGCGACTTTAGCAAACCCACCTGAATGGATGAAAGGATTGATATGAAGGTAGTCTGCTTTTATTGGCAAGGAGATCGTTGGACGAATGATGGTTTAGAGGTAACTTACATCAACCATCTTTTCAGGGGTGTT